ATGCAGGGAGGGGTAGTGATTTCAAACACCCCCCCCCTATGGCTTATATGGCTTGAATAAGTCAGTGATCACCTCTATCTTAGGTCACATGAACCGAAATAGGAATAATTTTATCATTTCTTTTAACTTTACAATACAATCCAATTGGATCATACTTAAGAATCTCATCAATTGCATCATTTGTCATTTGAATATTTTCTTCATCTGACAATCCTTCAGAAGTTCTAGCAATTCGACCAAGATAAGCGCACGAATTGTATCCGCGCTCAACGTCGAACAAAAACCATTGCGAAAATTGTTCGAATGGCGAATAAGGATTATCGATTGTTGTTAAACGATACTCTTCAACACTCATAAATAATTGTCCTTTCATTGTTCTTACTCATAAGCTACAAACCAATTCGTTTTTATTTGCTTATCGTAAAGAATAATCATTTTTTTTGCTGTTTCCTTTAAACTATATAGTTCTCTACTTATATAATCTATAGGTTAATGTACTTGCTTACTGTTGATGTACTTACCCCATATCGTTCTGCTATCTGAGCATTTGTGTAGCCAGCTTTAGACATTGCTTTCATGTTAGCAACTTGAGCAGAACTAATAGTAACCTTGCTTGTCTTTGGTAAAGACTTTTCTTTTAATGAATCGATATTTGTATATCGTATAATCTCCTTAAGCTTGGTCTCAGTTATTGCTCCACTCTGTATAGCCTTCCACTCACTATCGCTAATGTCTATAAGACTTCTTTTTGCACCAACAGAATTACGAGCAGAAACTAAAGCTTGATTAGACTTCTTTTTCAGTTCATCTTTAGTCATGTCAGGATTTGACTTCTTCAAAGCATTAATCTTTGAAGTAGCTAAAATCTGAGCTTGACGTTCTCTTGGTGCATTCTTAGCAGCAACGTTAAGTTTAGCATTAAGAGAAGCTACTTCTTCTGCATATTCTTTGTTTGCTGTGGGCGAATACTTAATATTCTCGGTATTTACTAACTCTTTTCGTGCCTTATTGGCTAGGGCCTTCATTTTGTTAGCATACTCCGCATATGCATTTTCAACATTGGTACCGGTGGATAAGGTATAGGCGTCCTTAGCTTCAGCCATTTTAGTAGACTTGATCGTACGTACCTGTTCCTTACCATTCTTATCAATGTAGGTTTCTTTTACCCTTTTATATACCAGCTCTCCGGTATCTGGGTCTATCTTTGGCTGTCCCTGAGTCTTTGGTACCCTTTGTTCAGACTTGGCTAATGAAAGCAAAGTTGATGCTCCACCATATTTGTCTGGGTCATCCTTATGGGTCTGGTACCGCTTCTTTAATGCGGTTATTCCATTCTCTTCATATGACCTGGTATAATCTAGATGGTGCTTCTCTGCATCTATTACAACCATACTATGTTTAACTGCTCTAGCTAGCTCATCATCTTCAGCACCTTTAACAGTCATGTCAGTAATTAAGTTAGAGATAACGCCCATTTCTTTTTGGGTATTAGTCATAACTTTCATCCCTTCACGAGCTGGGTACTCAATCTTAGGATCAAACCCTTCAAGTTCTTTCAATCCCTTTTTGGCTGTAATCTTTACTTTACTATTAGTTGGGATTACAAGTACCGTATCTCCGTCGAAGTCTGCTCCTGACAATTGTTCTGCTGTCTTAGAACTTATACCTACAGCATCAGAAGGATTAGAAGACAACACCTTTCTACCTTCTTTGCTTTTATTATTGACTGTAAGTATAGGTATTTCGAACGTACCACCATGAGGAAATCTAACTAATGCTACCTTCTCTCCATCATTAAAATTTGGAGCATAGATTTCTCCATCTTTTAATGTCGTCATAGGTATTATTACCTGATACCTTTGTCTAGGTAATGCTGCTGCTTTAAGATGAACTGCTGCTGCATCGCAATCAGTTGCAAAGGACTTGAGTAATGCCTTCTTAACAGTCGGATTAGTAAGCGATTCTATTTCAGCTAATTCAGCTTCTTTGTCTGAGGCTGTAAGTTTCAATTGCTGCCTCACTAACTGTATGTTTTGCTTAGCAAGAAACTGTGAAGGTAATTTCTTAGACCAGTCCTCCCAATCACCTTCATCGGCACGCTTATTAATTACCCTAAGCTGTTTATCACCATTTTCATCAGTGTAATAACTCTGACCACCAACAATCTTTATTGCAGATCCAAATGGGTTTTCTGGATCATCTTTAATCTTCTTAAAAACAGTGTTATTCTTATCATCTCCACACATTGGAGTTCCTTCCTTCTTGTTAGTGTTGAATAATACATCAACACCATCAGGAAGATCATCCGAATACACAGCCATTCCCTTTATGTAGTGGGTTCCGTCAACCAAGATTCTTACTTGTGAATAATGAGAATCACCTAATGATACATCTTCTACTCCTCTACGAATCTCTACCAGTCCATCTTTTGCCAGTCCACCTTCTTCGGCATACCTTATAGCCACTCTATTTGAATCTAGACTAGCTGGGTAATGGAACTTCTCAAAGGTTTCTCCATCATCATGAGATATATACTCTTCCCCTACGTTATGTATCTGATCATAATTGAAGATCTCTTTATGTTCTGTTCCAGGAGGACATAAAACTTTTAATGTAGTTTGCTGATTTGGATTAGTAACTTGAGGTATTCTTCCTCCATAAAGTTCATATCCTTCATTTTGTAGTATAGCTATAGCCTGATCGAGTTTGGTTCTTGTGACATTGAGTTCCTTCTCAACACCGCTACCAACGTCAATCATTCCTTTGCTATCTATTTGAGATTTTAAGAAATCTGCTGTTGCTTGAGTCTCATGGGATTTAATCTCTGTACTTTCTTTCAACAAAGATCTTACAGAAGATTCGTTATTGTATCCCATCATTCTAGCTATTTCACTTGTGTTATAGCCTTTCTTTTGCAATCCTCGAGCAGTTGCAACATTATCGGCTCTAAGTTGATTCTTAGCTATACTCTTTTGTACTCGCAATTGTGTTGTGCTCATGCTAAGAGCGTCAGCAATTTCTTTTTCTGACATTCCAGCATCTTGAAGCTCTTTGATTCGGTTCAAGAACCAATTCTCATGCTGATATGGATTCTCCCCAGATCCCCATGGGTATCGCCCTGACCGTCTTGGCATTCCGTAATGCATTAATACATCTGCTGAACCTTTGTTCACATCTCTGATCCTCCTCCGTTTATTCGGTTTATGAGTTTATCAAATTGCATTATTTTGTCTGTAATTGGGCCAATCTCTTCAACCGTTGGAGTGTGAACTAAGATTTCATCATTTTGGTAAATCCGCAATTCGTAATCAATCTCGCCAGGTTTTATTCGATATTCCAAGCAGAACAAAGCTGCATAAACCTCTAACTGTTCTATATGTCCTGGCACTATTAAACCAGTCTTTAAATCATGAACTCTAAGAAGTCCATTTCTAAAACATATAGCATCTGCTGTCCCGAAACAATTGTCTGAGTAATATAAAACCTGTTCTGGTCTCATCTTATAGCCTATTGCGTCGTTGACATACATATTAAGTGTTTGTTTTGTTCTCGGTAACTTTTGTCCGAGTTTAATGCATTGTGCTGCAAATGCATGAAGTTCTGTTCCATGCTGAGCAGCCGTATATTTGTTGTAAGCATCTATGAGTTTATCATCGGTGTAATTTATCCAATGGTATTTGCTAGCTCCTAAGAAGGCATGTTTACCTTCTAAGTTCGAATGCTTGCTCCATTTCATTCAAAACCTCCTCTTCATTCTCAGGACTTATAAATCTTGAGAATGACATGTCATTCATTTTATGTACATAGTAATCCTGATTCGGTCTATGCATTGCTGTATTACTACGTTTGCATTCTAAGGTGGCCCACTTGTCTTTATACAAAACTAGGAGGTCTGGAATCCCCTGGATGTATGAGGAATCCAATTTAGTAACAATAGCACCACTAAAACGTCTTTTTATTTCACAGATAAGTTCATGTTGAAAACCACTTTCTTTTTTAGACATGTGAGCCCCCTTTAAATGCTGAGTAAAATAAAACGGAGAACAGAGAATATCAAAAGCTAAAGTGGGCGTTATAACTCACTTTTCACTCTCTCTCTATTAAAGGCCTTGTTTTTTTCGCGAATTTTTAAAATATCAATTTAGCCATATTATTTTAAAACCATTTACCATCTC